AGCTGATCCAAATAAAAAGGGAATCCATGACAGGTAAGAGATCAGTTATACATTTTAAATGGAGATGATAGAGATGAAAAAAGAAATTTTACAAATGATGAATAATGATGTTAGAAAATTTAATAAAGATCTAAAATGGACATTCAGTAAAAGAAAAAATATAATTAATTTCAATGATGGATGGGGAGAATATATTGAATATAATTTATCTAGTAAAAAAATTTCTATGAGGATGGATTATCATCAAATATTTAGATTAGAAACAATGGTGGCTATTTTAACATATTTCAAAGAGATGAGTATTGAAAATCAAAATGAAAAACAAAGGTTATGTTAGATATGCTTAGAAGTATAAAAAAATATAAAGAATATATAACAAAAGAGATATTTAATGAATGGCGAAAGATAAATGATGAAGATATTAAGAAAAAAATAGAAAGAATTAAAAACAATGAAAAATAAAATATATAAAAGTTTATCAATAACAAATGATATAAAGGCAATATACAAAGGTAGAATACTTAATAGGCTATGGAATAAACAAATATTAAAGATAGCAAGGAAGTTTTTTAAATAAGAAAAGGTGATTATATGAAACATAATCAGCATAAATATTGGAATAAATGGCATCTATTAGATTTTACTTATGATGGTAGATATGAAAAGCCTATAAAACACAAGAAAATAAAACAACGATTATATAAAAGAAGAATCAAAAGAGAAGATTATAAAACATTAGAAGAATACAGGTGATTAAAATGGCTGAATACAAATATAGTGCAAAGGAATTAGTTTTTTGTAATGAATATATAAAGACTAGAGATCCCACTCATTCAGCAAACAAAGCAGGATATAAACATCCAGCAGTAGTAGGTAGACAAAACTTAAACAAACTTAAAATACAAGTTTACCTAGAAGAAAGAATCAAAAAGGTTGATAAGAAGCAAATATTAAGCCTACAAGAAGTTTTAGAGGGAATAAGCAATATTGCTACAGATGGCGAGAATGTCGGTGCTAGGGATAGATTAAAGGCTTATGAGCTATTAGGTAAAACTCACGCAGCATTCACTGATAAGACTGTTAATCACACAACAATAGAAAATGATCCTATTGATAAAATAGTAGCTTCAATAGAAAGTTTAAAAAATGAGTGATTTCAAAATAGGTAAGAGATATAAGTTATTCTTACAGACAGATAGTGAAGTTGATGTCATAGAAGGAACTACATTCGCTGGTAAGACTACAACAGCAGTAGCCACTAAAGTATTATACATGATAAAGAAAACTAAGCGTAAGAAACATATAATAGCTGGTAAGAGTTTAGGGGTTATAATGTCAAACATAATTAACACAGGCGAATTTGGGTTGGCCGATCTATATCCTAGTATCGGTGTTTATCCAGATGGAGGTAAAAAGCAAAAATTACCACATCTTGAAATAGGTGATGATATAGTTTATTTAGTTGGATACGACAATGTAGCTAGATTCAAAACAGTATTAGGTGGGCAGTTTGGTGTAATATATGTAGATGAAATGAATATCGCATCTGAAACATTTATAAACGAGGTATTCTTACCGAGATTCGAATACTTTTGTGGAACAGCTAATCCTGATGATCCAAGACTACCAATATATAAAAATGTGATGGATAGAGCAAGACCAGCAGAAGGCCATGAAATACCTAATCATATTTGGAAACACTTAAAAGAAAGTAAACCTAGAGAAGATTGGCATTATTGGTTTTTTACATATGATGATAATCCATCAGTAACACCAGAAAAGAAAAAGAATTTATTATCTTCGTTATTACCTGGAACAATACAGTATAAAAATAAGATACAAGGGATAAGAGCTAAGTCGGAAAACTTAATATTTGGCGATTTACCGAAAGATATTATAGTTAACGAAGTATTTGCTAAGGGATTCAATTTTAACAAGTACACAGCAGCTATTGATACCTCTTATAGTAAGAATACAGAAGATACCAACGCATTTGGATTTGGTGGGATAACAACAACTGGAGAATACTTTAAGTTAGATGAATTAGTTGTAAATAATAAAGATGTAGGGAAAATCATTCATGTAAATGGTAAAAAGTTCAGATTACCACTATCAGCTTCAGATGTATGTATGGTAGGGTATGAGTTCTTAGAAGAAAATAACTCAAAATGGGGATTTTCTAGGTACATAACAATTGATTCACCAGCGACTACACTTGAGTTTGATAAAATGAGAAGGTTAAATGGATGGGTTTATATGCCTGTAGATGCGAATAAGATTAAGATGAAAGTTAAAATTATTGACAGAATTAAATTTGTAAACGCATGGATAGCAAAAAGGAAGTATTATATATTAGAGCATTGTAAGAATCATATTCACGAAATGGAAAGCTGGTCATTTGATTCAAAGGGTAAACCTGAAGATTATGGAAACCATACGATTGATGAAACAAGCTATGAATGGATACCTGAACGAGATAAAATTAAATAGTGAGGTGATAATGTGGGAATAATGGATAAAATGAGAACCAACATGAGAGATTGGTTATTAACAGGAATGTCAGGAGGTGGATCATTAACAAATATGAGTGAAAATAGCAGAACATTAGAATATGATGTATGGTACAAAGGTAAAGAAGAAGAGTTAGCAAGATTTTACACTAACTTCAATTGGAACGAACAATATGTAAGGGTAAAAGAAAATTATTTATATGCGAACACATTAGATACCGAAAGAATAGTGCATTCAGGTATACCTCGTTTAGTTGCTGATACAATGGCTAGATTAATATTTAGTGGTGGTGTTGACATAGCTGAAGAAAATGCACAAGATACACTAGATGCAATAATTAAAGATAATAGAATGAACAAACAACATGCAGAAGGTGGAAGTTTAGAAAGTGGATATGGTAAGTTTGCTTATAAATTGTCATATGATTCGGATTTAAGTGAATGGACTATCATTGAAACAATCAAAGCATGTGATTATGATACTTTAAAAGTTAGAGAACGAATACAAGAATTTCATTTCTTTACAGCATTTGAAGAAGATAACAAAAAGTATCGCTTAACAGAGATTTATGGTAAAGGGTATATAGATTATAAGTTAGAAAGAAAAAGTGGCACAGAATGGAAACCTGCAAGCCTGACAGCAACAAGATTCACTAGCGAATTAACTAGAGTTGAATTTACACCAAAAGTAATACTAGCAATGGAAAAAACAAATAAAACTATTGAAGGTAGAAGTGACTATGAAGGTTTAATAAGTGAATTTGATACATTAGATGAGTTCTGGAGTTCATTTAGTGAAGAAGGTAGAAATGCTAAGGTAGAAAAATATGTAGATGAAGCATTTTTAAATAATGGTCAAATACCTCCAAGAATAGCTAAAAATTATTACAGACTAAGTACCCATCCAGATAAAGAAGTTAAAATAGACTATCAACAGCCAGATTTTAGAGCTGATACATGGAGTGAAGGGATTAAAGTTGTAATAGATAATGTCTTATTAAATGTCGGTTTATCACCAGCAACTGTCGGGATAGATAATGCAGGTGGAAATACTAGTGCTGAATCTAGGCGAGTAATGGAACGATCTTCATTACGAACTAGAGCAGAAAGAATAGAGTTGTGGGATGAATTTTTAACTGAGTTCTACGAATTAGTGTTAATAGCTCAAGATATATTTACTAAAAGTACAGTAGGAAAGTATGAAGTTGTAGTACAATTCGGAGAATACATAGTAGATACATTAGAAGATAGAGTTAAAGCAGTAAAAGAATTAACATTCTCGCAAGTAATAGATACGGAATTTGCATTAGAAATGGTATTCGGTGATACTATTGATGATAAAACAAGAAAAAGAATATTACAAAATTTAGGTGAAGAAGTAGTTGAAGAAGTAACCGAAGAAGATGATGAATAATGCCTACTAGAAAAGAATTACTTGATGAAATAGAAAAAGATTTAGAAGTAACAATAGATGAAGAAAATCCTAACAAAAATAAAGTTGATAGAAGAAAATTAGCAACAGCAATATTAATAGCAACACTTGCATATAACGAGGATAGATATTTCATAGGAACTACTGCAACTCTTAACCTTGCCAAAAGGAGAAAATTATTAAATGATAGCCAAATCATGAGTAATTTCAATAAAGAGTTGAAAAATCGTAGGAAAAGAATTAACTATGGTCGTATGGTAAGAAAACAAGCTAATATATATAATAATCAACTTAAAAAAATAGGATTAAACAATGCAACAAAGAAATTAAGGAATAGAGTTAATAACATCCTACAATCAGAAGGCAATACCTTTAGAGATAGAGGTAAAATCACAGCAGGTAAGGTAGTTAATAGAACAACAAGGAAAATAGTTACTAAGGAATGGGTATGGGCTATGTATGGCACACCAGACGAGCCTAGAGACAGTCATTTTGCTGCTAATGGTCAAAGAGTACCTATTAATGAGAACTTTGTTGTAGGAGGTCAATCAGTCTCAGCACCGAGACAATTCGGTGATCCAGCAGAGGATATAAATTGTCATTGTGGAATAAAATTAGATATATTTTAAATATATGGTTGCTAGTGAACCATTAAAACTAGGTGTATAGCCAAAACACGAAAGGATTCAATATGAAAAGAAAAGAATTAGAAGAATTAATCAAAGCAAATACTAATGAAGAGGGTGCAATTGACATTGAAACCATCTTTAAAGCAGTTAATGAACATGTTAATGAAATATCAGGTAAAAATATTGAAAAAGAAAAAGAAGTATTGTTAAAACAAGTAACAACTGAAGCACAAAATGCGTTTATTAGCGAGTATGGTTTTGAAAATGTAGATCAATTCTCAGCATTTGTAACTAATAGCAAGGCTACAACAACTGAAAAAGACCAAACATTAAAAAGAATTAATAAAGAATTAGTAAAGTTTAAAGAAGATTATGGTACTTTAGAAAAGCAGTATAAAGATGCCAATTCTGAATTAACTTCAATTAATAATAAAGGGCTAGCCAAACAAATTGGAGTTAAGGAAGATATGTTAGATTTTGCATTATTCGAAGCAAACAAAGTAGTAAATGATGAAGTATCTTTAGAAGATGCATTAAATGGATTGAAAGAAAGTAAACCATTTGCATTTGATTTAGAGGAAAAAACTTCATTAAAAGTAGGAACAGAAGTAAAAGGTAAAGGCGAAATAAAACCAACGAATTATTTCGATTTATACTTAAAAAGCAAAGGCAAAAAATAAAGGAGTGAATTAAATGCCAACAGATGTAAGAAAAATTGAAGGATATAGTGATATATCAGAAGCGGTATTAGCACAAACGAGTATTATTAAAGCAGTATCAAGAAAAGATATTCTAGGAGCACCAGGAACAACAACAGTAAAGGTATATGTAAACGAATTATCAACAATTGCTGATTATGTACCAGGTACAGGAGTTTCAATCACTAATGATTCTTCAAGTTATGTAACAATCAACAATTTAAAAGAAAAAGCAGTAAATGAATTATTAGATGGTTATTCAGTAGAAACAGCACCAGCAGACCATGTTATGAAACGTTTAGAAGCAGCTATGAAAGCTCATGGTGAACAAGTAGATACAGATGGTTTCGCAAAAATGGTAGCAGATGGAACAGAATTCGTAGCAGCAGCAGGATTAAAGCCAACAGCAACTACAATCTACAATGACATTGCGAATTTAGCAAAAGAATTAGATGATGTTAAAGCACCACAAACTGATAGAAATTTAATTATCACACCAGAAATGCGACAATTGATTACTAATAGAAATTCTGGTATCGTATTAGAAACTGACAAAGGTGACCAAATTCAAGCAGAAGGTTGGATTGGTAGATTCTACGGATTCGATATCTTCATGACAACATTAATGCCAGCAGGTACTAATATGATTGCAAATCAAGATCGTTCATTCGTATTCGGCGATAACTGGACTAGAGATGTCAGATTACAATCATTAGATGGTTCAGGAACATTTATTGGTGATGTATCTATTCAAGGTAGATGGGCTTATATTACAGGTGCAGTTAGACCGACATTGATTCAAAT